GGTCTGCCGAGGCTACGGGGGGAGCTATATATGTATTACTGCTGACGTTGGTTTTCACTCTTTTGTGGTGTGCGGCGAAGTGTGTCGTAGGGTGGTTGGCTGGTTACAGAGAGTGTTGGGCTGTGGTGGGTGGTTTGGCCTGCTCGTTTCGGAGCAGAAGGCATAGAAGCAAATGTTGATGACCGATTTTTTTTGTTGACCGGTAGAACTTTGTGTTGTCGTGATGTCTTGATGTCGTGATGTCAACAACCCGATGCGTAGCGAGGGGCGTTAGCTGCGAGCGTTAGTGAGCAGAACAACAGGGGTGTCTTTGGCTTCCCCCCACAGTTTAGATACCAGAATGATACCAAGGTCGCCGTAGCCAATTTGTTTTAGCCGACACCGGAATGTTGAATGAGATGACGTTCATTACGCTGCTTGAACCTCTAACGCAACAGGGGCTTTCTAATGTCTCGTATCGAGCTTGGTTGCAGGGTTCATCTACCCCAGTTCCCTGGTGTTCATTGCCCCGTCACTTGCAACAGTGATACAGCCGTGGTTGCCTTGCCTGTCATCCCGACGGTAAGGGCTTGCTGTGTTGTGGTTTTAGTGTAGCAGATGAATCTGTTATTGTTTTGTTGTGGCTATGAAAAAGAATGTTTGGGATAAACCAAATCCGAAAAAGAAATCAACTCCTTTGACTCCTGGGCAGAAAGTTGTTGCTAAGGCTCGTGCGAAGAAGGCTGGTCGGCCTTATCCGAATCTTGTTGATAATATGGCTGCATCCCGAAACAAAGGAAAGAAATAATGCCAAACGTAGGAAAAAAGAAATTCCCATATACAGATGCCGGTATGAAAGACGCTAAAATGGCGGCTAAGAAGTCAGGCAAAAAAATGAAGATGGCTCCTAAAAAGAAGAAGTAATGGCTATTGAATATCGTGGCGAAAAATTCGCTGGATACAACAAACCAAAGAAAACCCCTAACGCTTCTAAATCTCACGCTGTTCTAGCGAAAGATGGTGACAAGGTAAAACTGATTCGTTTCGGTCAACAAGGCGTTCAGGGTTCACCGGATGGGTCTGCACGTAACAAGGCGTTCAAAGCACGTCACGCTTCTAACATTGCTAAAGGTAAAATGTCTGCCGCATATTGGGCTAACAAAGTCAAATGGTAGATTCCCTTTATGGGTACAAAGCGTTCAGTTTCACCGGCAGATAAAGCCAAGTTCTTTGCTGCCATAGCATCAGGTAAAACCATTAAGGATGCTTGCAGTGTTGCTGGTATCCATATGAACACTGGTTCACGCTGGCTTGCTAAGGCTAAAGCGTTACAAGCTGAACACGATTTGCAGGAGATGGGTGCCAGAAAATCACGTGCTAGAGAGGGGGGTGTCCAGAATGATGGGTACAACGCTTTTATGGAAGCGATTGAATTACCGTCTGCGATTCCGTATGACCAGTTGAATGATGATGCTGTTCGAGGGTTGGATGATTTTGGGTTTTTCCGTGAGCATTATTTGGGGCGTGTCCCTTCACCGTGGCAGGTTGAAGCGGCCCTAAAAATTATTGAATGGCTTGAATCTGAGGAAAAAGAATTTGTTGTTATCAATGTTCCTCCTGGTGCTGGTAAGTCCACGTTGTTTCACGATGTTGCTGTGTGGGCTATCTGCCGTAAAAGGGATGTTCGTATTATGATTGGTTCTGTTTCACAGAATATGGCTAAGTTGTATTCGCGTCGTATCCGTGAAACTCTTGAACGCCCTATGCCTATAGAACCTGACCCTATGTTGGTGAAGAAAGGTTTAGCGCAAAACGCTGAAGGTTGTTTGTCTATTGACTATGGCCGTTTTCGCCCTACCGACAAGGGTGCTTTGTGGAGGGCAGACGAGTTTGTGGTGGAACAAATCGGTGGTAACGGTTTGGACAACAAGGAACCTACGGTTAGGGCGTATGGTATTGAGGCTGAGTTCATCGGCCATCGTGCTGACTTGTGTTTGTTTGACGACGTGGCTTCACCGGATAACGCTCGTGAGTCTGTGGCTAGGGATAAGTTGTTGGAACGGTGGGATAACGTCGCTGAGGCTCGTGTTGACCCTGGTGGTTTGCTGTGTGTGATTGGTCAGCGTTTGTCGGCTGGTGATTTGTATGCTCATTGTTTGAATAAGATTTCGTATGACGACCTTGACGAATCGTATGACGGTTCAGATGTGACTTCGCCAGAACAAATGGAAGCATTAGAACCATTGAAGTCTTTTAAGTACAAACATATTGTTTACAAGGCGTACTATGACGAACTTGATATGGGTACTGATGAGGAGAAACGAGCGTTGAAACGCTTTGATGCGGCTCCGTATCCTGACGGTCCGTTACTTGACCCTAAAAGGCTTCCGTGGAAAGACCTATCGTTTATTCGGCATAGCAAACCCGACATTTTTAGGGTTGTCTACCAACAAGAAAACCTAGATTTGGATGGATACCTGATTGACAGGACTTGGGTTTATGGTGGTCAAGGAGATGATGGGGTTATGTACCCTGGTTGTATTGATGAGGACCGTACTCACGGGCAGATACCTGTAGGGCTTGCCCCACCTGTACTATCTGTTGTTTCTATTGACCCTTCCCCCACAAAATTTTGGGCTTTGACGTGGATGCTGTACCAACCTGAACTGAACCTGTACCACGTTATTGATATTGAACGGTGTAAATTGACAGCTGAAGAACTGTTGGGCTACAACACATCTACTGGGGTGTATACCGGCATTATGGATGAATGGCAGGAACGGTCTTTCCGTATGGGATTCCCTATTTCTCATTGGATTGTAGAAATCAACGCCGCTCAACGGTTCCTTTTACAGCACGATTTTGTTCGTAAATGGGCTTCACGCAGTATGGTGAACATTCTTCCTCACACTACGAGCCGTAACAAACTGGATGAAAAGCTTGGTGTGGAGGCTTTGCTTCCTCCGTTGTTTAGGACAGGCAATATCAGGCTTCCTAGTAACCGTGTGACTTGGAAAACTATGGCTGCTGTGCAGGAGTTGACTTCTTGGACTACCGATAAGAAGAACGGTACGGACATTGTGATGTCTTTATGGATGGCTGTGTTGAATATTCCTAATTTGTCTACAGCCAAACTGCCCCCTCGACAGTGGCGACCTTCGTGGCTTAATCAGTAGGATGTGTTATCGTTGAGTTGTCTAAGTCCAATTAAAGGTTGTAAATGAAATCTGTTGAAGAAATTGTTGCTCTGTATAAAGAACGACTTGACGCACAAGGTCCGATTCTTAATCAAATGCGTGAAGTTCGACAATTGGCCAACGGCGATGTCATTGTTCCCCTAAACGAATTAGACCGTAACACTCGTTCTTCTGTGGCTAACCTGCTTGTTCAGGGTTTAGACCAGATGAGTATGCGTGTTTCTTCTACTATGCCGTCACCTTATTTCCCTGCTTTGCGTGAGGGGCAAGACCGGAGTATGAAGTTGGCTCGTGACCGTAAACGAGCGATGCTTGCTATTTGGGATGAGAACCGTATGAATATGAAGATGCGCCGCCGTGCGCGTCATCTCCTTGCATACAGCAATTCACCTGTTTTCATCAAACCTAACTTTGATAAGCGCATCCCTGAATGGCAGTTACGCAACCCACTTGATACCTTCCCTGCACCATCTGTAGATGTTGACAATCCTGTACCGGACAACTGTATTTTTACGTATGGCCGTACATATCGTTGGTTGACACAGAACTATGGTGACGCAATCAACGGTGTTCTTCGTGTGGGCAACCCATCGTGGGACACAATGTTCAAAATCCTTGAATATGTTTGCGACAATGAAGTTGTAACGGTTGTTTTGGGTGCAGAAAAAACCCTTGACCCTATGACTGGTGCTTATTCTATGGGTGCGCCAGCAGTAGAACTAGAACGTGTCATCAACAAAACAGGTATGCCGTTAGTTGTTGTTCCTCAACGCATCACCCTTGACAAACCACACGGCCAGTTCGACGGTTTGCTTGGTATGTACTACACACGCGCAAGGTTGCAGGCTTTGACAGAGATTGCTATTGAGCGTGGCATTTTCCCTGATGAATACCTTGTAGCACGACAGGGCGACAACCCTGAAATCATCCAAATTGCTGACGGTAAAACAGGGCAACTTGGTGTTGTCAAAGGTGGCGACATTCAACAGTTGCAAACAAACCCTGGCTACAAGACTGATGTGGCTCTTGACCGTTTGGAACGCCAAGAACGCCTTGAAGGTGCTATCCCTGCCGAGTTCGGTGGCGAATCCGGTACCAACATTCGTACTGGTCGCCGTGGCGATTCAGTATTGGCAGCAACAGTTGACTTCCGTGTTCAGGAAGCCCAAGACATTTTTGCTTCTTCAATGGTTCAAGAAGACAAAATTGCTATTGCTATTGAAAAAACATATTGGGGTAACAGTTCTAAGTCGTTCTTCATTTCTGGTATGGGTGGGGGAATCAAGGATTACACCCCGAACAAAATGTGGGAAACAGATTTCCATTATGTTGCTTATTCAGCGGCAGGTTCAGATGTCAACAGTTTGATTGTTGGTTTGGGGCAACGCCTCGGTACTGGTCTTATGTCGAAAGAATCTGCTCGTGAGGCTGACCCGTTGATTTCAGACCCTGAAATGGAACGTGACCGGATTATGGCTGAAGGTATTGAAGCGGCTTTATTGTCTTCTATTCAGGCTCAAGCGGCAGACCCTAACGGTCCGTATCAACCTGATGACCTTGCTTACATTGCTGAACAGGTACAATCAAACAAGATGAGTTTGTCTGAAGCGATTATGTCTGCACAGAAACGAGCGCAAGCACGTCAAGCTGCTGCTGCTCCACAGGGTTCACCTGAAACTATGCCTGGTTTGTCTGCTCCTGGTATGGGTATGGAGGCTGGTATGGGTGGTCCTGCTGGTCCTCCTCAACTTGGTGATTTACTTGGCCGTCTTGGTGGTGGGGCTGGCGCATCAGCGCAACCTCAATCGCCTGGTGGTGTAATGGCACTTGCTAATCAATTGGGGGCGTAATGGCTGAGTATTCGAATCGTACTGATTTACAGAACCCTGCCGCAAAAATGGCGGCTACTGCCGCTAAAGGGCAGGCTTATGGTGAGGCTGGCGCACAGATTGCTTCTCAACAGGCTGTACCTATGGGTGCGCCCCCTACAGATGTTGCTCCACAGGGTATAGCACCTGGTTCTATGGGTGGTTTAACTCGCCCTACTGAACGACCTGCTGAACCTATTACTGCTGGAGCCGACTTCGGACCTGGCCCTACTATGGCGCAAGCCGGTATTGCTACTACTTTGCCTGGTTTCAATGAAACACTTGAAGAATTAAAAGTTTTGTTTCGTCAGTTCCCTAATGATGATTTGGCTGGTTTGCTTTCGGCTTTGCAGTATGAGGGTTCATAGTGCCTTTCACATCTATTGAAGAACAAGATGACATTTACAATACGCTTGCCAAGGAATCTTCTAAACGTGATTCGTATGTAGCTACTGCTACTCCCCAGTTGGCTCAACGTGTAGGTCAAATTCATTCCACTTATCCTGGATTGGCGGCTGGTGTGAAGTTGTCTATGGCTAAAGCAGGGTTTACGGATGACCAGATTGCCCGTATTTATCCTGCTGCTTCTACTGCTGTTGTTCAAGAAACTGTTAAGGAACCTAAAAAGAAATCTTGGTTT